TGGTTGCCGATAATGTTTGTCTGCTTACCCCGGCCATCCCCCAGGTGTTCGTAGTCGGCATCGTAACCAACGCTGATCTGCCGAAGTTCGCCGCCTTCCACGTACTTGATTGCTTCTGCATCGGTAATGAGCAGATCCGCAAGAATGAGGTCGGCTTGCTCCCGTTCTCCCCGCCGGATATTCTGCGCGGTTCCCTTGGCAAGTTCGCGCCAGTTTTCCGGGTTTACGAGGTCGTCCGGGTGATCGATGGTTACGGGCTTTCCTTGAAGGCTCTCTAAGGTTTCCGGCCTGAATACTTCACTGTCTTCCCGGAGAATCACCACATTACCACTTGCATCGGTCCCGAAATCCTTCAGCCAAGGCATGATATCCGATTCGGCCTTGTTGTAGACCATCTCGCCGGTACGAGCTATAGGCACGTCATAACAGACAAGAAACCCGTCCGGAGTCTTGCCTATCCTTGGCGACACTTGCTCTGTGGTGAAGAATTTCAACTATCAGGCCCTTTACTTCTGCACGTAGGTCAACACGCCATATATGGCCGTGGTCGCTGCCGTAGTCACGCACAATGCCCCGCCTGCTGCCGTCTTCATGGAAATCCCGCCCCATCCGATATTGATACTCCCCACTGTCGCGGAAGGAGTCATTGCCCCGGTCAAGCCGGATGCCCCGGTATCACAAGCGGTCGTGGTCGTGGTGCCGGTGATAAACGTGGCCGTCGGAGAGGTGCCCGACATGGTGGCAGAGACGCCGCACACATAGATAGTCTTCGTGGTGGAAGTGGCAACAAGGGCCGTGGTGGTTGCGGTCGCTACACTGAGTGCCACGCTTGACTTGGCAACATTCGGGTCCATGCAGGGGTCTAAGGTCGCGTTGATGATAACCGGCGTATTCGGACTGACCGATACCACAAGGGCCTTGTCTCCTGCCGCTGCGGCTGTCGAGGCCGCTGCTACCTTCGGGACTACCCCGCCCTGGTTGATCTGCATATTGATGGTTGCGCCACCTGCCGCGAAGCTGGTTGAAAACATCAGGCCCAGGAAGGCCACTACCAATAACATTAACAGCGTTGTTCTCTTCATTTCTTTACGCCTCCTTTGGGCTTTTTTGCTTTCTTCTGCTTCTTTGCCATGTCGCTACCTCCTGAAAATGAAAAAGCCCGGAACAAGACGACCATTTAAGGTCAATCTCATTCCGGGCTAATTAGCTCCGCCTAAAGGCGGTTAATTGCTATCCGGGGTTATGCTATGAAGCCATGTGCTCTCAATAATTCCTCATTTGTTTTATATCCTGTTGCCTTGAAAAATGCTTCTTCAAATTCTTTATCAAGGCGAGCAGTAGACTCCTCTAAGGTTTCTCGCGCCATGAGGTCTAATTCGTCCTGAAGTGCCCGTCCGATTATATACAATTCTGCTTGTTTTTCTTCGTCGGTTTTCCCTTCAAGGATGAATATCCCTATTCCGTTCATTTCAAACAATCCTTGTCCAGCTTCTCAAGTTCCCCTATGATAAAGGCCATTTTCTTGTATTTCGGGGGAAAGAAACGGTATCGAATTGTCTGGCAAAACCTATAAACAAAATGCACTACCCAGGTGAAGGGGCCAAACAATTGATCTCGGTATTTTATCGGCTCATCACTGCCAAACCAATCAGGAACGAACCCAAGAGCTATATCAGCCCTTCTCGCATACCAGCGAATTAACTCTGTTCTTTCCCATCCAATCATTTAAGCACATCCTTATCCGGCTTCGTAACCTTCGTAATCCCCCCGCTCGACATATGAATTATCACCTTACCTGTCTCGTTGTCCTGTATAATAGCATGTTTCTTGAGGATTGCAAGGATTTCTTGCTTGGGGTCACGCATCACGGTTATTTACCCTATCACAAATGGCCTGCATCTCGCTGTCGGTTAGATCATCATAAAAGCGAAGCACGCTATTGAGAGCGAAGACCTTCAGCATAAGGCGAGTCTTCAGCCTTACGGACCATTTTATAAGTCGCTCCCTATCCTCGTCAGGCTGCACGTTCCATCCCTCCCATCTGCCGAAACTCATTCAGGGTCATCATTACGATCTGGCCTTGGATGTGCACCTTCCGGGGCCATTCTATCCGCTCCGGCCTGATAATAACCTGGCCAAAACATCGACAATTAAAGATACAGCCCGGAGCATAAGCACCATAATTCCGCTTTTCACCTTTTAGGGCTTCCGGGGTGGGGGGAGAGTTCCAATCGCAAACAACACCATCCATATGCCGATGAGAAGATCGTACCCGTGAATCATGGTTAGCTCTCCATACATAATAGCTCCACCCAAACTGATCGGCCCGCGCCTTCGTCAATTCCGTGGCACTCTTTGCCGTTTCGGTCCTGGCTATCAGGTTTATGCGTGCCTTGGTAATGTCCGGATACTGGCTTATCAGGTCGTCCGCTATCGCTTCCGGTCTTCTTCCCTTCTGCGATTCCTGCCGTATGAAGTTTGCCACCATCGTTTGAAGATCATCGGTGAACGTGGATATAAGCCGCGCGTTCTCTGCCGCCATGATGCTCATTTTTGAGCCTACAGGCCCTTGCATCTCATTACGCAGGGCTTCATATATCAAGCGGCCCTTGCCGCTTTCTGACGCAGCCTCACGCCATGTGCGAGCGTTGTCTACCATGAGGCCGGTGATCATGTTAGAGGCGGAGGACCATACGCCTTCTCGGAAAGCATCGGATTGCATGTATTCACGAAGAGCAATCACTATGTCATCCAGGGGTGTTTCTTCGGATATTGTGAAGTCGAAGGCATTAAACAGGCGGGACAGTGCCCGTCTATATGTCACTTCCCTTATCTGTCTGAAGGCCCAGGCGGTGAAGGTCATGCTTTATATTCCTTCCAATCCTTGGTTATGCTATCAACCTCTTTCATGCCTTCCTTTGCCGTCAATCCATCATCGGCGGAAAGTCCTTGAAGGAGCGCCGTAAACTCCCCCGCATGGACCATCTCTTCCCTTGCCACGGACGCCATAACGAGTCCGACAAGCGTATCTGATGCCGCCTGCGCTATCTGCTCATACATCTGTACCGCTTCATATTCAGCGGCAATAGCGAAACGGAGAGCCCGGAGCGTCTCGTCAAGAGTCATCTTCCGGGGAAGGTCGTTACCAGTGAAGGGGGATTTGAAATCAGGCATTTTTCACCTTCTGCCAGATACGAGACAGGAAAGAGTCAGTAGTTGTTTTCGTTTCAAATTCCTTCGGATCAAAGCCAAGTATCTCAATCACGTCTTTGGGTGTTTCTCCCATTTCCTCATCATCAGGATCATCTATGTCGTCTCGATTGTCCATCATATAGCCTTCCTCCATCCCGAAAATACGAGGGGATTTATATACGCCTGTAATGCCACGACGGGAGTATTCCCAAGCTTTGCGCTCACCATCTTAGCTACAAGCATTACTTTCTTTCTATACTCCTGTTCAGTTTTGGGAGGATTTTCTGATTTGATAATATTAATTGCAGTAACAGTTCCCAAATGTGTTCTAAAGTCTTTGGTTTTAAATTCTCCTCCATCGAGGCTATGAGTGTATTCAGAAAGTTTATCAGCACGGGTATCGAATATCTTGCCGTTTTCGCCCGCCACCTTTTTTCGTTTCAAGAGCATAGAGGCTACCTCTTTATCGTGGACGGGGATATTAAGGTCAACCCCTTTTTTCCCAACATAACGAAGATATATGATTCCATTCTCCTCAACAACATGCCGCCCTTCCAAGGTTGTGGCCCCGTACGCTTTTTTCTTGGCATGAGTATCTTTGTCGCTTCCTGGCCTTATCCCTGTTGATATTATAAGCTTGAGACAGGCTGCGCGCTCATCTTTATGGGCTTTGCTGTCGTTTTGCTCTTTCACTGATTCAAATTGAGTGTTGAGGTGGGCAATACGCTTATATTTTGCTTGAGAGTTTACATCAAGGTCATGCCAGGAAGATGGCACAGATTTTTTCTGTGTGACTGGCTGCTTCGCTACGGCTCCTTCGCCCGATTCACTAAACTTTCCCTCTTCATCTCTTGGATGTTCACTCTCTACAAAGTCGGCATCTTTGGTAGGGCTCTGCTTCCCTACAAATCCCGGCAATCCCGGCCCGCCGAACATTTCATCTTTTGGCTTGAGTTCATCGTCTGCCCGTTCAATATCCTCATCGGTGATATTGCTAAACCGGCCATGAACCTTTGCGCCCTGCTTCAATTCGGTAAGTGCCATCTTCTGCGTGAGTAGACCGGAGTTATAGAGCTCGTTCACTCCGTCAATGTCCACCTTCGCCATGTCGGCCTTTTCCTTGTCCGTCATCTGCCACAAGGAGTTAAATTCAATAGTGGCGTTCTCCGGCCAAGGGATACCGAGGACCGACCGGCAAAGGACCGGGAATAGCTTTTCTTCAAGGGGTGCCCGGAGTTGGCTTTCCTGCTCTTCTTTGATATGATCGTAATGGTTGCGAAGATCAGATTCACCCGTTGAGTTGAGGCCCGCCGGGCTCATGCCGAAGAAGCGCACAAGGGGGATATCACCCGCACCGGCAAACTGTTGCTCAAATTGGACGATCATTTCAGGTAGGCCGGAGAAGGAATATGCCTGCGACCAGAAGGTATCTTTCGCATCCAGAAGGGTAAGCCCCTCGTTGGTCTGCATCATGCGAATATACTCAAACTGCTTTATCACGGCTTCTTCCGCCTTGCCGCCTATGCTCAATGCTTGCCGCAAGCCGTCCACGCCTATGCCCCGGAGGTGAGCCTTAAAGACAAGCTGCCCCGCTCCCAGGATAAGGGAATCGAACGCCATTGAGATATCATACATGGGTTCGACAACGGAGATACCCCAAGAGTTCTCGTATTTCTTTTGATAGTAGGGCATTTCGAGGCCATCGAAGCGGATAACGCGCGAGTGATGCACCTTGAGGCCCGGCAAGCCTGCCGCGTCCCCGATGATCTCATAATATTTCGGCATCCCGAGGTTGACGCCCATATCAGTAATCACG